GTCTTGACACATGGTAGCAACGGCTGCTACTTTCATTCCCATGTCATACAATGTTTTGCTTAGTTTTAAACGTTCGCAATTCATATCACGCACTGTACCTCCACTGCTTACACCAAATATTTGTGTTTGTACGCTGCCACTTGTTCCAGTTGAGCATAGGTCAGCATTACCACCACTCATCATAGTTGGAGCAACTGCGGTTGGTGGAGGTTGAATTACACGTTGAGTAATAGTAGTTTCATTGATATTACGGTTAGTCATATCACCTGTATTAACGTTTTGATTAACGTTGTTATTTTTATTTTCACTGGTGCTTGTATTTTTATTTTCGTTAGTATTTTTGTTATCACTGGTAGATGTATTGTTGTTATTATTGGTCATTGTACCACTATTAACATTGTTGTTATTGTTGGTCATTGTACCACTATTAACATTATTGTTTGTATTAACATTGGTAGCGGTACTTGTATTGGCATTAACATTGTTATTATTATTAGTCATTGTACCACTATTAACATTGTTGTTATTATTTGTATTAACATTAGTAGCACTACTGGTATTAGAATTTTGATTAATGTTAGTCATTGTACCACTATTAACATTGTTATTATTATTTGTATTAACGTTAGTAGCAGTACTGGTGTTAATATTACGGTTTGTCATATCGCCTGTATTAACATTATTGTTGGTATTGGCATTGGTACTAGAACTAGTATTCTGATTAATGTTGGTCATTGAGCCTGTATTAACGTTGTTGTTATTATAGGTCATTGTACCAGTATTAACATTGTTATTATTATTGGTCATTGTACCAGTATTAACATTGTTGTTATTATTGGTCATTGTACCACTATTAACATTGTTGTTATTATTGGTATTGACACTTGTACTGCCAACAGTCGTTTGGTTAATATTAGTCATTGTACCACTATTAACATTATTAGTATTAACTGTACTTGTACTGTTGGAATTGCTGTTAGTGTCAACTAGTGTAGTTGAACCATAGCCGCCAGTTAGGCTAGAATTTTGATTAATTAGTGTTGTTGTTTGCCCCCAAACTACACACATAAAAAACATGGCCGCTAGCCATGAGAGAATTTTCTTAAACATTGTATATAACCCCCGTTATGATATATTTACACAAGGTTTTGCTACAGTTAACCTAGCAGATTACCAATAAGAAACCCGCCGAAGCGGGTTCTGGTTGTTTTGGTAATAAGGTATTTCCTACCTCACCAAAGCCTAAGCGGCCATGGAATATAACTCGTCGTTTGCAGTTATGAAATTTGCTTGATTTACGGTCATCGCCTACCGAGTTGCCGTCGCTAACTATTTGCCCAATCGATTACCAGAGCACCCCCACCTAAATATAAATCATACACTTAGGTGGAGGTGGCCGGATTCGAACCGGCTTCTTGAACACATCCTCTTTGAAGGGATTACAACTATTCTTTTATTTAATCTGCTCGTGTATAATTCAAAACCATTCCTTGTCCATATTGGGACTCGGCAATCATTTTGGCCTGCCAATCGTTATCCGCATTGACAATAACATTTGCTGTTTGATATTGATTCAACCGAATCCAAACTTTATAACGATACATAGCAGACTCCTTTGTGTTGTTAAGTGTTAATTATAGCAAGGTTTTACCTATTTGTCAAGCATAATTTTACCAAAAAATGGAGAAATCTGCAAGAATTGGCTTCTCCTGCCTCCCGGACTTGCACCTTCCAAAATGCTACGCATTATACCCTTACAGACTATAATACTTATGATTTTGGGTATTAGGTCATTACTGACAATCCTGGTACAAAACTATATTGTGGAGATACAATACAGTTAGCAACCTTATTAATTGTCGGAACTTGATATCCATATCCGCTATAATAACTTACATGTATCCATCTTGAGGCTCCAGATTTTTCTTGTAATAGTTGATCAAATTGTAGATTATCTCTTATCCAACATGCTGCCTCATAATATATTTGAGGTGTTGCTCCTAAAAGTTGAATATCCATTGCCATGCCTAATCCGTGCTGGGCCTGATTATTGCCACCGCCTGGCTTGTTCTGTCTAAATGTATTAGTAACAACTGCGCTTGGATACTTGGCCTTAAATGGTTCCCAAACATTACTTGCTAGGTTAGACAAGTTATGTAGAATCTGAGGAACCGAAACAGCTCCTTTTACCACGCCACCTATGTAGTAATTTTGAGCCTTAATATGTTTATTATCGCCTAGGCCGGGTTGTACTGCATTAGGACCAAACGGCTTTGGTTGATTCCCCCACAATGTTGCTTTTGTTGTAAAAGTTGCCAAACTAGTTTTTGGTGTCAACATCAATGTATCGTAAGGGATATTATCTTGATTGAACTGATCCCAATTTGTTACAACAATTTTAGTTGTTGCTGTTGTACTAGGAGGAGTACTGTCAATAGTACCAACAGTGGTAGCAATTTGAGAAGCAGTTGTTAATTGCCCAGAAGCAATACCTGTAGCATTGTTGGTTGCAATCTGAACTGCAATAACAGAACTAGTAGTAGCATCAGTAACGCCGTCACCATCCAATTGCTCTTGTTGAAATGTAACTTCAGGAGATGATAATACAGACGCTACCTGTTGTTCTGCTGTAGATATTGCTGGTAATGTGTCAATTTTTGTTGCAGATATTGCTGCCAATGCAGTCAATGCTTCGCGTTCTGTTGGACCCGGCGGGTTCCACAGAGCAATTTCAACGTGATTAGCAAATACATTTGGGCTGTGATAAACATCTTCAACACCGATTCCACCATAAACTGCTTGTGGGGATCCTCCTGGTACATACGGCATACATTATCTCCTTGGATAATATTTATCGTAATGCTATATCAGTGGTGCTATCTCTGTATTGGTCAGCAGCCTCGTGCTTGCTGGTCATCATGGCAAATATATGTGACTTGTTTAATGTTACTTCTTTGCCATTGCCAAGGAACATCCAAGGCATTAATCCAACACCCTGTCCATTTAATGTAACACACATTGGTTTAACAATTTTGACTATATCAGCAGTTTCGCTTTCAAAACGTGCTATAAGTTCTTCACCGTTGATTAGTTTTAAACTAACTACATCGGCGCTGGTGAATCCTCTTTCTATTAACATTTTATTCCTTAGTTTCTTTTGGTAATTCGCATAAAGCCTCTAACAATTTATAGTGATTGTATGCTTTCTTTAACGCTTCAAAGTGTTCTAATTTGGCAGGGTCTGGTACAAGTATGGCAAGACGATCCGAAAGTGCTTCCATAAACTCGCCAAGATCCTGACCATTTATTTTAACCTTGCCTTCAAACTCTGCATCACCTTTAACATTTAGTGATGAAGGTTGGCTGTTATTAGTCATGGTAATATTTTGCCAAGGTTGATTGTATGTGCTGTTGGTGGTATAATAGGCACCGGTACCACCAGCACCTCCACCTCCAACATTAAGACTAGGATATGGCCCAGTAATAGAGTTTGCTGTTAGATAGGGTGGTATTGACGAAGTATCTAATGTAATAGTATCAAGTGTGTCAGAGTCAATAGGAAGAATATCTTCACGCTCTATCATTTTAAATATTCCTTGAGTTCAGTAAATCCTCCAACATATCCTTCTTCAATAAAAATTTGTGGAAGTGTACGTGCATTAGGTACTGCTTCTAATAATTCTTCTTTGGTATATCCATCACCAATCTTACGTTCTTCTATTTGATAACCTTTAGACTTTAGTAATGCGTGTGCTTGGTCACAGTAAGGGCAGTGATACTTACTCCATAATATTGCTTTCATTTTTATTATCCTCTTCTATTAATTACTGAGGTTATTTGATTAACCTCTCCGCGTCTGCGGTTGTTTTCTCTTTCTAATAAACTTATACGTTGATTTAACTCTTGATTCTGTTTAATCAATTGTTCAACAAATTGTTCAAGTTTTTTAATTTTTTCAGTTTCAGTAGACATTATAGATCCGGTAGTTCGTCGTACATTACACTATCACTCATCGCACCAATTACATAATTAGTACTTTCAGTTTCCTGCAGAGCACTTTGCTTCTTACCAATATTAACATGTTTATTAAACCATGGAATAGGACTACTACGTGGATGATCTTCAGCATACTTAATACCAATATCTTTTAATCTTGTAAATGCTGTATGATCTACAAAGTCTTTTAGAATGGTGGCATTGAGTCCAATGACTGGACCTTTCTTAAACAAATAATCTGCCCAGGCCTTTTCTTCTTCTATAACTTCCATATACATAGCATATACTTCTTCTTTACATTCTTCTACTATTTTGGCAAAACGATCATCATCTTTTACTACATTGTTAATCAACCAAGCAGTCCATTCTGCGTGTAACAATTCGTCCTGTAGGATTAGGCTAATAATGTTACCATTACCAATGTAGATCTTATTTTCAACCATGGCTAAACTTGTAGCAAACGACACCATAAAGCGGAATGCTTCTAGTGCGTAACTGGCATGTAGTGCCATCCAGATTGCCTTAATGTGTGTTTCTTCGTTTACAGTTTTTGGATTAATCTCTTTAAAGCAATTTAATTCGTGTAGTTTATCATAATATCTACCTATGCTTGCAGACATTTCTACAATTTCTTTGGTGTCGTGAATCTTGTTGAATTCTTCTTTTGGTACGCTATAGACATTACGTATGATGTGACTATAACTCTTACTGTGAATATTTGTTTCGAAGAACGACCAATTGCTCACAAGTGCTTCTAATTCAGGTATGCTAATTACAGGACTAAAGATTTGATTTGGTGCTCTGCCTTGTATACTATCTAGAGCAGTTTGGCGCAGTAGGTTGCTGGTAAAAATATGTTTAACAGCATCACTGGCATCTTTGTGATCCATCTTATCTTTGGTCAAACTAACCTCTTCTGGTACCCAAAAGAATCCACGTGCCAACGATTCAAATGTTTGTAATTTATTATACTTCACTTCTTCGAAGCGTTGAACAGTGACAGGACCTTCGGGGTCTAAAAACATTTTTCTTTTAAGATAGTTTGGTCGTTTCGATAGATCGTATTGTTCTTTACTCATT